AAAACAAATCGAAGAAGAAGAAAAAGAAATTGCTCGACTAGAAGCAAAGTCTCGTGGTGAAGAAGTTGAAGAGGAAGATGAAGTAGCTGAGGCTGCTCCTCAAGAAGAAACTGAAGAAGATGATTCTAATCTAAGTAGAGAAGAAAAGTCTTTTAAGAAACGGTACGGTGACCTTAGACGTCACATGCAACAGAAAGAAAAAGACTGGGAAGAAAAGTTTGGTGCCCTTGAGAAACGTATGGAGGGTGGCACTGTTGTTCCACCTAAGTCCGACGAGGACATTGAAGCTTGGGCAAAAGAGTACCCAGATGTTGCAGGTATCGTAGAAACTATCGCTGCTAAAAAAGCACAAGAGATGTTTCACAAAGCTGAGTCACGTCTGTCTGAACTAGACAAAGTTCAATACGAGGCTACACGTAAGTCAGCTGAATCTAAAATTCTAGATTCCCACCCAGACTTCATTAAGTTACGAGAGTCGGATGAGTTTCACGATTGGGCAGAAGAACAACCTAAGTGGGTACAGGATGCAATCTATGAGAACCAAGATGATCCTGCTTCTGTCGTAAGAGTTATCGACTTGTATAAGTCTGATAAAGGTCTCACCAAAGATGCTAAGAAGGCTTCTACTAAGAAGGCAGCATCTCTAGTGAGCAAAGGTTCAAGAGCTAAAGTAGACGCAACTGATTTAGCAAATCAGATTTCAGAGTCTGAAGTTGCTAGGATGTCTTCAAAAGAGTTCGAAGAACGTCAAGATGAAATTACTAAAGCTATGCGCAATGGTAAATTTATTTATGATATGTCAGGTAATGCACGTTAAGTGTTGACATTGTTATTACCTGAAGTATAACTATGGGCAGGAACAAGAGCCTCCCTTATGGGACTACCTCTCTTGCCTAACAACCCCTAAAACTTAAACATATGAATAAGAACTACCTGAGTAAGTACAGGCCCGTAAAGCTAATGGTTGGCCGACTGTTAGTCAAGCGCACCCTAGAAAAACTTAGCCTCTTCCCTTCTTGTTTAGTTTCTCTGAGTTGAGGTGTATACCTTAGACTCGTGTATACCTCTGTCTTAAAGCCAAACATTCTAGGAGAAAAGAAAATGGCCTTTACATCATCCGGTGGATACGGTAACTTGCCCAATGGCAATTTTAGTTCCGTAATCTATTCCAAAAAAGTACAGCTTGCATTTCGCAAGTCCACAGTCTGCGGAGACGTAACTAACTCTGATTATTTCGGGGAAATTGCTGCTCAAGGAGACACAGTAAAAATTATCAAAGAGCCTGAAGTAAGCGTATCTGCTTATGCTCGTGGTACACAGATCACAGCACAAGATCTTGACGACGAAGATTTCTCGTTAGTTGTTGATAAAGCTAACTATTTTGCGTTCAAAATGGACGACATCGAGGAGGCTCATAGCCACGTCAATTTCATGGATCTTGCTACCAACCGTGCGGCTTACCGCTTGGCTGACCAGTACGACCAAGAAGTTCTTGGTTACCTAGCAGGATACAAGCAGTCTGCTTTGCATGCTTCAGCTGACGCAGTAAACGACCAAGTAAATGGTACTGTTGCTGTTTCTACTGCTGGTACAGACGAACTGTTGACATCTATGAAGCTTCGGAAAGATAGCTTTGGCAACATCACAACTTCATCTGCTGGCGATCACTCGATCCCCGTAGCTGCTCGTTTGCCAGGTGCAACTGCACTCCCAACTGCATACGCTTCACCAGCAATGGTTGTTTCCCGTATGGCTCGTCTCTTGGACCAACAGCAAGTTGATACCCAAGGTCGTTGGTTGGTAGTAGATCCAGTCTTCATGGAAGTATTGCGTGACGAAGATTCTCGTCTATTCAATGCAGACTTCGGTGAGTCCGGTGGCCTTCGTAATGGTCTTGTCTTGAACAACTTCCACGGTTTCCGTGTATATACTTCAAGCAACTTGCCATCAGTTGGTACTGGTTCTGGTACAACAGGTTCAGCTAACCAAAACGCTAACTACGGTGCTATCGTAGCTGGTCATGATTCTGCTGTAGCAACCGCTGAGCAAATCAACAAAACCGAAACATATCGTGATCCAGACAGCTTTGCTGACATTGTTCGTGGTATGCATCTTTACGGTCGCAAGATTCTTCGTCCAGAAGCTCTTGTAACTGCTAAATACAACTTGGCATAAGGGAGGACTAAACAATGGCTAACTTAGCAACAGCAGATCATGCTGCCACAGGTAACACCGCACGGGGACGTTCCCCATACTTGGTGCAAAACACTATCGACATTGCAGCTGCAATTGTTCTAAAGGGTAGTGACTTTGCTGCCGGTGATACGATGGAAGTTCTAAACGTCCCAGCAGGGTCGGTAGTTCTTTCCGCAGGTATCGAAATCATGACGGCGGTTGACGGTACTTGTACTGTTGATCTTGGGTACACAGGTGCTGATCCAGCTGCTGTTGACCTATACGTCGATGGTTTGGATGTAGTTGGTGGTGCGGTAGGTGCTTACTCAACAACCCCAGCTACTGAAGCTGCACAAATCCAAGTTATTGGTTCCGGTGCAGGTACTGCTATCATCTCTGCCAAATTTGTAACTGAAACAGATGTTACCTCTGGTAGCCTTCGTTTCTGGGCAGTCTTGATGGATGTATCTAATTTGGGTACAGGCGATATGCAAGCAGCAGTAGCTGCTCGGGATAACGTATAACTTAAAATACTAACCTTAAGGGGCTGGTTTATACTGGCCCCTTTATAACATTCAGAGGGGCATCAATGGCATATAATTTTCTAGATCTAACTAATGAGGTTATATCTCGTTTTAATGAAGTTGTTTTAACTGAGTCTGGCTTTGTATCCTCCCGTGGTTTTCAGACCCAATGTAAAAATGCAGTGAATGATGCTATTAACTACGTAAATCAAAAAGAATATAGCTGGCCTTTTAACCATACTACCCAAACAGATGTACTCACTGCAACAACTACCCGTTACACTATACCAGCTAATGCTAAGCATGTGGACTATGATACCTTTCGTTTAGTAAAAGATGACGCACTTGGGTGTGGTGGTGGTAAGCTAAGAATTTTAGACTATAAAGAATACCTCGGGCGCAATATCTCTCAGGAAGACGAAGTAGATGTAGGTGCGGTTCCCACAAACGTATTTAGAACCCCCGACAATAACTATGGTCTCTATCCCTACCCAGATAAAGCATACTCAGTAAAATACGAATACTATCTCTATACCACATCTCTTGTAGAGGCTTTAGATGCGCCGACAATTCCTCAGCAGTACCGACAGGTAATTGTTGATGGTGCCACTGCGTATGGCTACCAGTACCGTGGCGAAGCTAGTCAGTATCAATTAAATTTTGCTAGGTTTGAGCAGGGTATTAAAAATATGCAGACTCTTTTAGCAAATAGGGCAGACTACATTAGGTCCACTGTCTTAAGCAGGAACACAACTTCATTGGCTAGCCTCTAATGGCAGATGAATCAGGTTTAAATCCATTTATCTTTCCTCTCCAAGGTGGGTTGGTTCTTAACCAATCTACTTTTGCTATGGACCCTGGTATGGCTCTTGAGTTAGAAAACTTTGAGCCTGATACTAAAGGTGGATACAGACGTATTACTGGCTACCAGAAATGGAATACTAATATTGTTCCACAAACTTCTGCTAGTACAGAGCCTATACTTATGACTGCTTTTTATAATAATCAAGTTATAGCTGCTCGTGGTGAAAAAATCTTCAGGGCAACAGGTGCTACTAACGCATTAAATGGTGCACTTAATAACTCTGCGACTACAATTACGGTGGACAGCACAACAGGTTTTTCTACTGTAGGTACAATCTTAATCGGCTCTGAACAAGTAACATACACAGGTGTAAGTTCTACTACCTTCACAGGCTGTACTCGTGGTGCAAACTCTACCTCTGCAGCTGCTCATCTAGATAACGTTGTAGTGCAGCAGTACTGGACTGAGATTGATACTGGCAGAACCAGTGCAGGTAAGTATACCTTCAATCGTTTTAACCTAAATGGCTCTAACTATCTTGTCTGGGCTGATGGAGCTAATAATGCTTCGTATTATAATGGTACAACAGTAACTGACATCAGTGCTACTGGTGCTCCAGCAAACCCTAAAATTGTAGCAGGTTTTAAGAACCACGCTTTCTTTGCTGGTATGTCCAGTAATCCACAGGAACTAATTTTTACTGCACCCTATTCTATTAATAGCTTTAGTGTAGCTAATGGTGCTGGTTCTATAAGTATAGACAGTCCTATTACTGCTTTAACTGTGTTTCGTGAAGAGTTATTTATCTTTGCTGAAGAAAGAATTTACAAGCTTGCTGGCAACACTGTAGCTGACTTTGTACTGCAACCTGTTACACGTGAGATTGGTTGTAAGAATGGATTTACCGTACAGGAATTTGCTGGAGATATTGTATTCCTAGGTCCAGACGGTTTACGTAGTGTTGCTGCTACTGAAAGAATTGGTGACGTTGAGTTGGGGACAATCAGTCTCCCAGTCCAAGAACGATTTGAGGGTATCGTTGACCCTGACGAATTTGATTCCTTGGTCATACCTGATAAAACACAGTATCGTATATTTTTTACAAATAGGTCAGAAAGAAACCAAGCACAAACCAAAGGTATTATCTGTGTACGTAAGGGTGACTCGTATGAGTTTTCTGAAACAAAAGGCATTCAACCCTCTTCTACAGACTACCTAATTAGTTCAGGTACAACTTATGTATTGCATGGTGGGTACGATGGCTATGTGTACAGACAAGAACAAGGTAATGACTTTGATGGTTCAACTATTGTAGGTCGCTACCGTAGTCCTGACATTGTTGCTGGTGATGCTGGTATACGTAAGAACTTTCAGCGTGTTATTATTAACTACGCACCTACAGGTACTCTTAATGCGGATTTGTTTTTACGTTATGATTATGAGGCACCAGACGTACCACGCCCAGCTGCATACCCTTTTGATAGCTCTAGGGTTGTGGCTATTTATGGAACATCCTTTTATGGAACTGCAACTTATGGTGGTCAGACCAACCCACTAGTACGTCAGCCCGTAGAAGGTTCTGGTTTTGCTGTAGCTTTACGTGTTGTTGATAGTGGCGTGTCATTCCCCTATTCACTAAAAGGTTTTCAGTTAGAATTTGACGTCTCAGCACGTCGATAAAGGAGAGAAAATATGGCAGGTTACACCCGTCAAAGTACGTATACAGATGGTGATATTATCCAGTCAGCAGACTCCAATGATGAGTTTGACCAGGTATTAGCAGCCTTTGTTAATACTACAGGCCACAAGCATGATGGCACAACAGCGGAAGGTCCAGTTATTGGGCTTATCGGTGATCCTGGCGTTGCGACACCAATCAATAAAGTTGTGGTAGACGATACTAACAATCGTATAGGTGCCTTCGTTGATGTTGGTGGTAGCTCAGTCGAACAGTTACGTATTCAAGACGGTGTAGTTGTTCCTGTAACTGACAATGACATTGACTTAGGTACAAGCTCATTAAAGTTTAAAGACTTGTATATTGACGGTCTTGCATACGTAGATGGTTTTGGTTCAGACATCCTTACAGCTACAGATAAAAAGATTCAGTTTCGTGACACAGGCATATTCTTAAACTCTTCTACTGATGGTCAACTTGATGTAGCTGCAGATGGTGAAGTACAGATTGTATCTCCTATCGTAGATATTAATGCATCTACTGGCTTGGCTCTTGACGGTGCTAACCTAAACTCTGCATGGACAGTTAATGCAGCTAATAAGATTCAATTTAGAGACACTGGTATATATCTTAACTCTAGTGCAGATGGTCAGTTAGACATTGTTGCCGATACAGAAGTACAGATTGTTGCTACTACCATTGACATAAATGGTGCTGTAGATATTTCAGGTAACTTAGGAGTTGGTGGAAACCTTACAGTAACAGGTACTACAACCTTTAATGGTGGTACTATTACTATGGGGGATGCTGCAACTGACAACGTAGTATTCGGTGCAGATATTGACTCTCACATTATACCTGACGATGATGGTACATACGACTTAGGTAGTGCAAGCCAAGAGTGGCGTAATTTGTACATTGATGGTACTGCTCACATTGATACGCTTGATGTAGACGTTAATGCTACTGTTGCAGGCACCTTAGGTGTAACTGGTGTACTGACAGGTTCATCTTTAGACATCAGTGGTGATGTTGACATTGACGGAACAACTAACCTTGATGTAGTAGACATTGATGGTGCAGTACAGCTAGATGCTACACTTACAGTTGGTGCAGATGACCAAGGCTACGATGTAATCCTTTATGGTGATACAGCTTCAGCTAACCTAACATGGGATACATCTGCAGATGATCTTATCTTTAATGGTGCCGCTGGTCTTGTTGTACCAGTTGGTCAATTAACATTAGGTTCTACTGCCGTTACAACTACAGCTGCAGAATTAAACATAATAGATGGTGGTACTTCTGCCTCTAGTGTCACTGTTGCAGATGCAGATCGTGTCGTACTCAATGACGCAGGTACAATGAAGCAAGTAGCAGTTACGGATTTAGCTGCATACTTTGATGATGAGATTACGGCAATGCCTAACCTTATCACTACTGCCGCAACTACAGTTGGTGCTTTAAATAGTGGTAGCATTGCTACAGGCTTTGGTAATATTGACAACGGTGCATCTACTATAACCACAACAGGTCTTATTAGTGGTGGCTCGTTAGACATTGACAATGTACTAATTAACGGTACAACTATAGGCCATACAGACGATACAGATTTGATTACACTAGCTAACGGACTTGTAACTGTTGCAGGTGAAGTATCCCTAACTACACTGGACATTGGTGGTACTAATGTTACAGCTACAGCCGCTGAGTTAAACTTAGTTGACGGTGGTACAGCCAGAGGTACTACAGCAGTAGCAACTGGTGACGGTATCCTTATCAATGATGGCGGTACTATGCGTATGACTAATGTAGATACAGTGTCTACATACTTCTCAAGTCATAACGTAGGTGGCACTAACATTGTTACTACTGGAGCATTGAATGCAGGTAGCATCACAAGTGGCTTTGGAACTATTGATAACGGTGCATCAAACATAACTACTACAGGTGTAGGTGCTTTTGGCTCATTAGATATTAGTGGTGCTATTGATGTAGACGGTACTACTAACTTAGACGTGGTAGACATTGACGGTGCTGTTGATATGGCAAGCACACTTCTTGTCACAGGAGTAGCAACACTTACCGCTAAGCCGATAGCTAACGCAGGTATGTCAGTAAAGAACGGAGCTACAGGTGCAGGCTTCATTGAGTTCTTTGAAGATAGTGATAATGGAAGTAATAAAGTAACACTGATTGGTCCTGCGTCTACTGCAGATGTGACCTTGACTTTACCATCAGCAGCAGGTATTGTTGCTACAACAGATGACGCTACGGCTTTGGCTATTGCCTTAGGTTAATATAGGAGAAAACAATGGCTAATACTTTTAAAACAATTACACGGGATGTAGCACCTGCTAGTGCTGGTACACCAGAAACGCTGTACACTGTACAGTCCGGTAGCACGGTTATTATCCTTGGCTTGTTCTTAGCTAACGTACACACCTCACAAGTCACTGCTTCAGTAACGCTGGTGAGTACAACTACTCAGACAAGTCAGACACAGAACACGACAGCATACCTTGTGAAAGATGTAGCTATTCCCTCTGGCTCATCACTGTCTGTACTAGATGGTAAGATCGTAGCTAACGTAGGTGACATTATTAAGATTGACTGTTCAGTCGCTGACAAAGTTTCAGTTGTAATGAGCTACATGGAGATCACATAATATGGCTGGATATATTGGCACAAAGGCTGTCTCACTTAATGTTACTTCGGGTGATATCCTTGGTGACGTAAGTGTTGGTGGTGATATTGACGTAGACGGCACTGCAAACTTAGATGTTGTAGACGTAGACGGTGCAGCTAACTTTGCCGCAGACGTAACTATTGCAACTGGTGCTGACCTTCTTACTGCTTCAGCAGGAACAGACAATGTTCGTATAGGTTTAGATGCAGGCGACTCAATAGCAGATGGTGGACTTCGCAATATTCTAATAGGAAGAAATGCAGGCACAGCGATTACCACTGGTGATTCTAATGTTGCTATTGGTTGGGAAGCTCTTAAAACTGAAGATGCTAACGGAAATAACGTAGCGATTGGAGCATCCGCTTTAGCTACTCAAAACGCAGGAGCAGATGCTTACAATGTAGGTATTGGTTATAACGCCGGAACGGCAGTCACAACTGGCACACAGAACACCCTCATAGGTGGCCTAGCGGGTGATGCATTAACTGTAGGTGTTCGCAATGTTGCTTTGTCAGCAAATGCTCTTAGCACAGACACACAAGGCTCTCATTCTATTGCAATAGGTTATAAT